TGTTACACCAGCAACTTGTGATACATTCGCAAAGATTTGTAATCTTGAAGCTACAATCGAAAACGCAAACTTCACAGGTGAGATGAAATACTTACTTTCTCCATCTGCTAAAGCAGAACTTCGTGCTATGGCTAAGTCAACTAAGTCTACACAATTAGTATTTGAAGGTGGTGAAGTTGACGGTGTTCCAGCAGTTGTAACTTCTAACGTTGCAGGTAAGAACTTCGTATATGGCGACTTCTCAAATATCGCAGTTGGTTCTTGGGGTGACATTGAAATCACAATCGATGAATATACACAAGCAGTTAACGGATGTGTACGTCTTGTTATCAACGCTTACTTCGACGAAGTTATCTTACGTCCAGAAGGATTAGCTTATGGTAAGACAAGCGCATAAGAATCAATCTTTTGTTAACATATAAATTTCTTTCATTTTATGGGGTGGGTATTTCGCCCGCCCCTTTTTTCTAAAAACATGAATTTCATAGTATGACATATCTAACATTATCTATGATAAAAAAACAATTAGTTATAGATGACGACTTTACAGATGACGATGAATACTTAGAAGCTCTTGGAGACACTGCAGAAGAATTGGTTGAACAGCAGATAAACAAATCATTAGCCGAAATATTAGAGGCTCATAACAACACTCTTCCAGCTCCGCTTATTCATGCTATGAAAATGATAGTTGAATATTTCTACGACAATAGGGGTAGTGCAGAAAACGAGATTCCAAGTGCTTTCTACTGGATGTGCCAGTTATATCGTAATTATGAGTAAATTTATTTTACAGTAATATGAAAGCAGGAAACTTAAAAGAGAAAATTGAGATATATAAGCCTGTTGCAACAAAGACAGATTTTGGTAATAATCGTATAACATATGAATTACACTATACCACACGTTGCATGGTAAGACATGATTCTGGTAACAAAGAAGAGACAAATGGAGAGATATTCCATTCAAAGAACAAGATGTTTATCGTGAGATATTATGTACCTGTTCAAGAGAACATGAGAATAAAGTACGATGGTGACTTCTATTCTATCGACTCCATTATACCAAATAAATACTACCATAACTTAGAAATAAACGCAATACTTGTAAATGACTGATGCAGGAATCAAATGGACAGACTATACATTAGAGACAAGGCTACAAGATATTTTGAAGGATGCAGAAAAAGCAGAAAAGGCTGCATTAAGAGCTGGTGGTCAATTAATAAAAAGGAAAGTAAAGAAAGAGGTAGGTTCAACTATTCCTGGCTCAAAAAGAAATACTTCTGGTACCTTTATGGACAAATTAATCGATGCTGTAAGGGTAACAAAGCCACAAGATGGTTACGTCAAATACCATATTTTAGGTGTTAGAAGCAAGAAATCAGGTACTTTCAGGTTGCGTTTCTTCGAATCATCAAAGATGAGATACCAGACAAAGATTAATGGCAAGCCACTTAAGAAAAAGAGAAAGATTGGAAGCTTAGCTAAGTTCAATGGTTTCTTCGCACGTGGTGTTGCTAATAGTCAATCACAATTACAACCAACAATGCAGGCGGCATTAGAGAAATATATAAAGAAAGCATGGAATGGATAACTCTATATTAGTAGGAAAATACCTTTATTCTATACTCAGCCAAAACACAGAGGTGACTAATCTTGTTGATGATGACAAGATACTTCCTTTGTTAGCGATGGGACAAGAAGACAATGGTGAATTTGTTGATATAAAGTTCCCATTCATCGTCTACACAAGAGAGGACATTACACCTGTTTATACAAAGGACATTTTGACGGAGAATTTAGTCAAGTTCACTATACTTTGCGTAGACAAGGACTATATAAATTGTTTAGATGTTGCCAATGCTGTAAGGCATGCATTAGAAGGTAAAAGGTATTCAGATGAGAATATAAGGATTTTCACAATTAAATTAGATTCTATACAAGAAGACTTAATTGAGAATGCATATGTTCAAACATTACACTTCTCATTTTCAGTAAGTTAAAAATATTTACAAATACATAATATTATAATACTATGGCAAATATCATAAAAGGTGATGAGCTTATGCTTTTCAAGGATGGTGCAGCTTTAGCTTATGCTACTTCTCACACTTTGACAATCACAGGTAATACAATCGATATTTCAAGTAAGGACCACGGTTTCTGGGGTGCTAGTGAAATTGGTAATATTACATGGGAGATTCAATCTGAGAATTTATACACAGACGATGACTATAACTCATTATTCAACGCAATGTTGAACAAAACTGAGGTTACTTGTGTATTCGGTAAAGCTACAAACTATGATGCTAATGGTCTTAAGCCAGCAGATGCAGAACAAGGTGATACACGTCCAGCAGCATGGACAGCTCCAACAACTTCTGGTTACAAAGGCAAGGCTATTATCACTTCATTAACAACAAACGCTAATACAGGTGAGAACGCTACATTCTCTGTTACTTTAACAGGTAAGGGCGCAATCATGAATTTGGCTAGTGCGTAAATTTCATATTAAGTATGCAAATACTTTAAGGAGATGGGGATTTTTTCTTCATCTCCTTTTTCTATGTTCAGAGAATTCAAATAATTTTATTATTTTTAATCAAACAAATATATATTAATACTTGATATGAAATTTACTTATAAAGAGAAAGAGTATGAGCTTAAGTACTCATTTAGAGCCTTGATAATCTATGAGAATATCACAAAAAAGAATTTTAACCCAACGTCAATATCTGACATTTTAGTTTTCTTCTACTCTATATTATGTTCAAGTGGAAAGGGAGATGTTTTCGACTTCAATGAGTTCATGGACATAATCGACGAAAACCCAAGCCTTGTTACAGAGTTTTCAGAATGGTTGACTCAAACACTTACAATGAATGCGTCATTATCACCAATCGACAATGAAGAAGCAAAGAAAGCAGAGAAAGAGGTAAAGGAAGAAAAAAACTAATCTTCCATGAGGTGTTGAAGGTCCTTGTTGTACAATATAAGCTTGTTACAATTCAATACTTCATGGATGAGATGCAGGAATATGAGGTACATGAGCTATATAATGCATTAGCTTATGCAAACTCAAATGAATGGGAGATGACAAGGTGGTTGTTATATGCAATCATACAAACAAACTCAAGGAAGAAGATAAAGATAGAAGATGTCATCAAGTTCCCATGGGACAAAGGATATGAATACAATAAACTGGAGAAAGAAATTTCAACTGATGATGTTAATAGGTTGAGGGCAAAATCAAAGGAAATACTGAAAAACATAAAATTAGACTAATATGGCAGTTAATTTATCAGGTAAACTAAATCTTGATGGAACAGGCTATAATGACAGCATAAAATCAGCCGTACAGGAGACTTCAAAGTTAAAGAGAGAGGTTGATTCTGCTAACCGCACCATGAATAGTTTCCAAAAGGGATTATCTGGAGCAAGTTCATCAATATCTTCAATGATGAATAGTTTCAAGATGGGAGACATTGGAGGCTTTATCACAGGAGCAAAAGGAGCAGCAACCGCTATAACTTCAATGATACCTGCAGCAGGTGGAGCAACAGCAGCAGTGAGCACTCTTGGAGCAGCAATATACACCGCATTAGGACCAATTGGACTTATTGTTGGTGCAGTTGCTGGAATTGGTGCTGTCGTTGGTTCATCTATATCATCTGTTGAGAATTTCAATAAATCACTTAATGGACTATCAGCTATCACAGGTGTTGAAGGAGACGAATTGAAAGATGTTGGTGATGCTGCATTAGATATGTCTAAGAAATTTGGCACATCAGCAACAGACATAGTTAATTCAATGTCAAATATTGGTAGTCAAGCACCTGTACTATTGAAAGACATGGATGCATTAGGACAAGTTACTGAGGCGGCAATTGTTTTATCTAAAGCAGCAGACAATATGACGGTTGAAGATTCAGCTAAAGCCATCACCACTGTTATGAATCAATTTGGTGTTGAAGGAGAAAAAGCAACAGAAATAATTAATTCATTAGCAGCAGGTTCTAAATTAGGAAGTAAAGCAGTAGATTATTTGGCAACCGCAATGGAAAAGGCTGGTACTCAAACATCAATGGCTGGTATGTCATATCAACAAACAATAGCGGCAATTGAGACATTAGGTCTTAAAATTTCATCAGCAGAAGTTGCTGGTACTGGTCTTTCTTCTATGCTTATCAGATTGACTACGCAATCAAATAGTAATTTCAATCCAGCTATTGTTGGATTAGACAAAGCATTAGAGAATTTGGATAAAGCAAACTTGTCAGCAGCAGAGAAATTAAAGTTGTTTGGTGCAGGATCATTGACAGTAGCAAATCAATTGATTGACCAAAGAGAAGTATTGAAGGACTTGACAGATAAAGTAACAGGTACAAACACTGCTTATGAGCAGATGAATATAAAGTCACAATCATTAGAGGTTACTTGGAACAAGCTTACAGCAGCATGGGAGGCCTTTATGATTAAGATGGGTCAAAGCAAAGCAATACAAGCAATCATTGGCTTGCTTGGACTTCTTCTTACTGCAACAACAAAATTAATAAATGGATTAAGTTACTTATCAGAAGCTGTCGATACTACTATAACTGTAATCATCGCACTTTTCAAGAAACTATATGACGCAGTCAAGCCTTATTGGGATGCAATTGTCAATATGATTACTAACTCAGCAATATACAAAGCAGTTACAAAGATATGGCAATCAATATATGACTTTATCGCTAAAGTAATCAGGAAGATAAGGAAGATATGGTCTAACTTCATGAAAGAGCTTGGTATAGAGAAAGAGAAAGTAAAAGAAGAGATAACAGATAATACAAAGCCAGTTGAGACAGATGTTAAGGTAAACACAAACAACACAACAAAGACAAAGATAGACTATGAGAAAGGCAGCTTAGAATATTACAAGAAAGAGCTGCAAAAACTACAAGACAAACTCACAAAGAAGAAATTATCACTTATCGATATTGAGAAGACAAAGGCTGATATTGAAAAGGTCAAAGGTATAATCAAAGAGAAAGAGATACAAATTGGACTTGGACCAAAAGAAGGTACTAAGGCTGCAATAGAGAAAGAATTATCTGAGATAGAAGAAGAACTAAGCAAACTAAACCCAGTCATAGACAGAGTCGATATAGAGAAACTTCAAGTAAGGAAAGAAGAATTGCTTAAACTAAAGAAGGATGTTGAGGCTGAATTAAATGGAGCAATTATAACACCTAAAGTTAAAATTGAATCAGATGCAAATAAAGGTTCAGGTAAATATGCTAATGACATGGTATCTGTATATAAACAGAAAATGCAATATGCCGTTGATGATGCTGATTATGAACATTGGAAAAAAAGATATGAAGAATGGAAAGAGAAAGCAGAAAAATTCAATTTAAAATTTGAAGAAGACACTTCTGGTTTAAAAGAAGGCATGATTGGATTTAACGATAAAAAAATTTCTGAATTAAAAGCAAAACTTAAATTCACTGTAGAAGGTTCACCTGAATATTATGACACAGTCAATCAAATAAGAGAATTAAGCAAACAACAGGATGCAATATCATTGAAGGTTGAAATGGACTTAAGGGGCATTGGTGTTGGTTCATT